TTTTCTACAACGGAAACTGAGATCGTTGTTGAGGATTCAAAGGCCGGTTGGGCCAAATCTTACAAAGAACTCATCTCGTTACTTATTGCTGGTCAAATACCGAAATGGAACCTTAAAAAGATACGACCTGCAGGAGCAAGACTTAAAACCTTCGGTGGTAGAGCATCTGGCCCGGCACCCCTCGATGATTTGTTCAAGTTCACCTCTGATACTTTTAAGAGGGCCGCAGGTAGGAAACTTACATCCATCGAGTGTCACGATCTCGTATGCAAAGTTGCTGAAGTTGTCGTCGTTGGAGGTGTAAGACGTTCTGCACTGATTTCCCTATCTAATCTCACAGATGAGAAGATGCGAGATGCAAAGGTGGGACAATGGTGGGAAGCAAACCCACAAAGAGCACTTGCAAACAATTCAGTTGCATATAAGGAGAAACCAGACATTGGTGTCTTTATGGAAGAATGGGTATCGCTCTATAAGTCCAAGAGTGGAGAACGAGGTATCTTTAACCGAGATGCATGCAAACGCACTGTTGCAAAATTAGGTGATCGAAGAGATCCAGATTATGAGTTCGGCGTGAATCCCTGTTCTGAAATTATTCTTCGTGATCGTGAATTCTGTAATCTCACGGAAGTTATTGTTCGTGCAACGGATACTCCAGAAACTTTAGAACGAAAAGTAAAGTTAGCGACCATTCTCGGAACATGGCAGGCAAGTCTCACTCATTTTCCTTATCTCTCCTCAGAGTTCAAAAAGAATTGTCAAGAAGAGGCCCTTTTGGGTGTATCTTTGACTGGAATTCTTGATAATGAAATGTTACGTGCCAATAATAAAAACACAGAAGAGGTTCTGACCAAACTTCGAAAGGTCTCGATTGATGTAAATAAGGATTGGGCAAAGAAGATAGGAATCAATCCGGCGGCTGCCATTACTTGTGTGAAACCAAGTGGTACCGTTTCACAACTAACAGATTCTGCATCTGGCATTCATCCTCGCCATAGTTCTTATTATGTTCGTACAGTTCGTGCAGATCGTAAAGATCCATTGTGTCAAATGATGATGGATATGAAGTTTCCACACGAACCTTGTGTGATGAAACCAGACACCACTATGGTGTTCTCGTTTCCTGTGCGATCTCCAGGATCTATTACCCGAAATGATATTACAGCAATAGAGCATTTAGAGATCTGGTTGACATTCCAACGACATTGGTGCGAACATAAACCTTCTATTACCATCACGGTAAAGGAGAACGAATGGATGGAAGTGGGTGCCTGGGTATATAGGCATTTTGATGAAATTAGTGGTATTTCCTTCTTGCCACATTCCGATCACTCCTATCGTCAGGCTCCATACCAAGAGTGTTCCCTAGAGGATTGTAGTGCGTTAGAACAAGTGCTACCGACCTCTGTTGAGTGGAGTAAGACCCTCGTTTCTTACGAAAAAGAGGACTCTACTGCAGGAACACAGACCTTTGCATGCTCTGGTGATAAATGTGAACTGGTAGATTTAACATAATATTTGAAAATTATGCCTTTTAAAAGGCATTTATATTATAAATAACTAAGGGCACTCAATATGTCAAGAGTCCTTAAATGTTTCTTTATCGGGATATTATCGCTAGTTTGTTGCACTTCTCTGACACCAGTCACGAAAGTAGCAAAACTACCACAAGACGCACAAACACAACGAACTCGTCAGGGATTCGAGAATACTACTCTCGATAACGATAAGTATCCTTGTGTTATTGGATTGCATAGAGTAAACAAATCGTTTGTTGGAAGTGGTGTTCTCATAACTCCTTATTATATTTTGACTGCTGGTCATTGTATAGACGGCGATGATATAACAGAAGTTCATCTATTTGATGGTCGAGTCTTCTGTGTTAGGCAATTAATTCATCATCCATATTATTCTATTGGAAAGTATGTCATGAATGATATAGGCATAATTGCCCTAGATGAACCTATATTAGATGTAAAGATCTATGATCTATGTCCAGATCTATTAGAGATGTATAAGTTTCAAGATATCGACCTATGTGGATATGGAGGATCATGGAAGAAGCAAAGTGAAGTAGGTAAGTTTAATTTTTATGGTATTCTTATTCATGAGATAAACGAATTCAAGATTCTTCCTGTAGATGGTAGTGTGTGGTTTGGAGATTCTGGCGGAGGAGCATTTGCCACTATAGGAGGAAAGAAATACCAAATAGGAATTATTAGAAGTTTCTCTGCTATAAGAGTTCGTGGAGCTCCTACAATAATAGAAAACTCATGCGTTAGAGTCGATAGGTATTTGGTCTGGATTCGTAGTATTATAAATACTTGATGAAGACCTTCTCTGAATTCTTAATCGAGCGTAATCGATTTTTTAGATTAGATACTGGAGAAATATCAGACGATGCAAAAGTCTATAATATAGATTCAGAAGGTAACTCTGGAACTCTTGGATCTATGGGTCCAGACCATAACAAAACAATTACTGGATTATTTGCCGATCAACAACATTTAGTTGCTCCATATGCAGCGGGAAGAAATACCCCATTCATTATGGTTGATCCTATAGATAAGAAGAAACTCGGAAATAGAGGTACGATATATTTCAATGAATCTGATAAGGAAACAATAAAAGCTCAAAGACCTATATTATCTGAATTTTCGAAAAAACAAGGATTTCGTCAAATAAAATCGGGAGAATGGATCAAAGAAGGAACTAAGACACCAAAAGCAATAAAAAAAACTACAATAACTGATCCTCTTAAATTCATATCTCACCATCATGATGTAGTGTTTGTACCTGATATAAATGAAGTTGATCTTCCCTCTGAAGCTGCAAATACACACAACGTAACTACCAATTTGGGATAATACCATATGGATACTCTATGATCATAGCGGGAATAGACTACTCACTTAACGGACCCGCTATTTGCGTTTTCAATACTGGATATAACTTTGAGTTTGCCAATTGTAATTTCTACTTCCTGTCTGATATTAAAAAATACTCCAATACATTCTTACATAATATCCACGGAGAGAACTTTAAGGCATACAATGAAGAATCTGAACGATATGATTCTATATCTGATTGGGTGATGGGTATAGTTGCAGGAATAGATCAGGTGTCACTCGAAGGATATGCATATAGTGCTCAAGGCAGAGTATTCAACATAGCAGAAAATACAGGCATCCTCAAGTATAAACTCTGGCAAAGTAGAATTCCAGTTGAAGTGATTCCACCCTCGGCAGTAAAGAAATTAGCAACAGGAAAAGGAAATAGTGATAAGGCAGCAATGTATGTGCAATTCACACAAGATACAGATATTCCATTAATGGATATTATATCACCTGAGAAAACAAAGGTATCAAATCCTGTTAGTGATATAGTCGATGCATTCTATATCTGCAAATTCTTGTACAATAAGATTAAAGTTTAACAGTTCCATTTACGCAAAGATAAAGCCTTGCGTGTTGGTTTTCCGTTTTCGTCCTTCATTGGACCTTCCATGCCACTCATTCTGGCACAAAAGGATTTTCTTCGTTTTGCTGCTTTAGATCCTGGTTTTAATTTAGATGGTGGAGTAGTAACTGCAGTCTGCAATTTAGATCCAGGATTTTCGGCACGATAAGAAGCAACACCTTTTGCATTCAGACCACCTTCTGGATTCTTTCCTTCTTTGCGTGTCCATGCGGCAGTTTCAATTAGATATTCTTTAAACGATTTCATATATTATTTAGTCAATCGTATATTTACCCAGTTTTCCATCCGCCACCCATTGCTTTATACTTTTTAGCAGCCCAACCATTTGCGTATGCGGAAGGATATACTTTGAATTTAGATCTAGCTAGTGCCTTTGCACGACTCCATTTTTCTGGACTAGTTGGTATATTTTTTTCCTGTAGCATTTCTACTTCTTCACTTATTTTACCTTTTCCATAATTTGAAACGTTTATCGGTTTTCCTGATCTATCTGCATCTGGGTCATGTTTTCTTTTAGACCGAACCGCTGCAGCTCTTTCTTTTTTAGTTAAAGATGCACGTTTCGCCTTTGACATGCATTTAGGTTTAGGTTCTCCTTCTTCCCTTGCGCAAGGACCAACCGCTTCGCCCTTTGAGTTTATTCGTTTCCAGTCTCCCTTAGGGCCTTTACCAAACCAGTCTCGTAGATCTTCAGTTAGATATTCTTTAAATGATTTCATTTTCTTAAAGGATTCTTTTCTACTCTTGTGAGTGTGTTACTCAGTCCGTGTTTTTCTTGTAATTCTGGCCATCTTTCTTGAAAAAATGCGTGGTTTTTGTTGCCTTGCTCTCCATTGTTGGTCTGATATGTTATAGGTGTCTGTGGATTTCTTTTTGCAAAGTCCACTAGATGCCCCATTGCTGTTCTTGATCTTGCAGTTCTTAGTTCTGGATCCACTCCTTCAGGAGCTACATCTGTGTAGTTTCCTTCTTTATCGGGTACTTGATATCCCCAGTATGCAATACCTCTTTTAGTGTCTGTATGTATGGTACTATGTACACCAATTTCTTCGTTACCGTAGCGTGTTGTCATGACACGAGGAACCTTTTTGTCTTCTGTTTTTTGTGAGATAAAATCAGAATGATTATCTAATACTTCTTCTTCAGTTAGATATTCTTTAAACGATTTCATTTTCTTTTCTCCAATAAAAGAGCAAAATCTTTCTTCTTAGTTCCACCATCATACGCCCATGCATATCCTTCATCTACTAAACGAGTATTCAAAGTCTTTCCATCTAATCCAGTAAACACACCAAGGATTCTTCCGTATTTATCATCTTTAGTTGTTTGCAAACGAAATGGAGTATTCTTCGTGAACCATTGTGTGATATATTCCTTTGCTTCAATACCTAGTTTCTTTTCTGCTAGATCCTTTGTGGCAGATTCTGGAGTATCAATACCCAACAATCTTACTCGTTCTTTTTTTGTGGTATTAAAACCAAGATCAATAAGAACATCGACAGTATCACCGTCAACAATCTTTACTAGAGTAGCAGAATACTC